GCTCTAGCGAATACGCTCGCAGTGACTGGTCCTGCTACACATGCAAACATTGTGACTTTTAAGACTGAGCACGTCGTTGATGTGTTTGCCAATGGAAATCTTGGAGCTACGACTGGTTCAGATCTTCTAATCTTCCAATTCGCGAAAGCTGACTACAGCAGCGCTAAGCTTCTGATCCAACTCAAGAATGCCGGTAACACACAGATCTCTGAAGCTTTGATCGCTCATGATACTACAGATGCTTATATGACTACATACGGTACAGTTTCATCTCCTGCCACCGCGAATGCTGGTCTGAGCTTACTCGGTAACTTCTCAGCAAATGCAGATACTACTAACGTTAGAGTGTATGTAAACCAAAAAATAGCAAGCAGCTCGGCTAAAGTCGTAGCGCAATTCATTAAGTAAGGTAAAACATGGCAGGCGCAAATAGTAGATTTAAGGTTGATAACGGTTTAGTTGCATCCGGCAACGCGATCTTCTATGATCGTGTCGACGTAGAAGCCAACGCGCACTTTAAAAACGACTTGTTTGTTGTATCTGGTAACCTTGTAGTAAATGGTTCTCTTGTATACGCCAACGTTACCATCGGTCAAGGCGGGGTTCTTCTGATTGCAGATCAGCAGCCACTCGGTAATACTTCAAACCGTTTCAATGCTTTCGTATTTAATACGACATCTTATGGAACACTACGACCAGATGCAAACGGTGGTGCACTTGGTACTACGACTGCTCGCTTTGATGTCTTTGCAAACAATATCACCGTTACAAATACGGTGAATTTCCCGAGTGGAGCAGGCGTTAACTCGTCGCTCTATACTGGTACAGCAAGCAATGCTAACACCGTATACAATATCTCGGCGAATGGTATCGTAGTCAGAACTGGTACAGGAACAGGTACTACGGTATCGATTGCTTCTACGAACGGCATTAGCGTAACAAACGGCAACGGCGTTTCTGGAAATCCTACGATTAGTTTTGTAGCGAATGCTGGTTTAACAGTAAACGCGGCAGGCGTATTTGTTGATGCATCTGCTATTACTGTCGGTACACTTCCTACATCTCGGGGCGGTACAGGCGGATCGATCAATAACCTTCTACCTACACAATCTGCTGGAACAACAGGTTTCGTCCTTGCATCAAGTGGAGCGACAGCTAACTTGGTGTGGACGCAACTTGCTGGACCTCAAGGTGCGCAAGGTGCAACTGGTGCTCAAGGTGCACAAGGATCTACCGGTTCTCAAGGACCAACTGGTGCTCAAGGCGCAGCTTCGACAGTTCCTGGTCCACAAGGCGCGCAAGGAATAACTGGTTCCCAGGGTCCACAGGGAACAACTGGTTCTCAAGGACCACAAGGACCTTCGGTTCAAGGACCGACGGGACCACAAGGTGCACAAGGAATTATCGGACCTCAGGGACCGCAAGGAACAACTGGTGCTCAAGGTGCTGCTTCAACCGTTGCCGGTCCTCAAGGCGCCCAAGGTTTGCAAGGTATCCAAGGACCACAGGGACCGCAAGGCCTTACAGGTGCACAAGGTGCAGCATCTTCAGTTGCTGGTCCTCAAGGTGCTCAAGGATTACAAGGCGCTCAAGGTGCAACTGGTCCTCAAGGATCTCCTGGAATAAACGGAGCACAAGGTGCAACTGGTGCTCAAGGCGCGGCAGGTTCAAGTATAACAGGTGCTCAAGGTGCAACCGGACCACAAGGTGCCCAAGGAAGTGCAGCTTCAGCTGTCGCGCCTATTCTAAGACACGTCACCGCAGGATTTACAAGTGGCGGCCAAGTTTTTGTAACAGCGACTCAACCTACTGCTTCAGCGGCTGGTGATATCTGGATTGACACTGCAGGAACTACAGGATATACACAAAGTCTCTCGTCAAATGGATGGACTAAGTTGCCAAACGGAGCAATTATTCAGTGGGGAACAGTAACTGTTACTCCAAATACTACAGGATCTGGATCATTTCCAACATCGTTCACCGCGGTTGCCCGAGCTGTGATGAATGGCGTAGGAGATACAGGCGTATTTGGACAGGCTTCTAAAGGTGCAACCATTTTTAGTGTATCAACAACTGGTTTCAGTTGGTTTAACGGAGATGAAAGTTCTCATACCGGTTACTGGTTAGCAATGGGATATTAATAAAATGACAATTTACTACAGCCCAACAACAAAAGGTTTTTACGATACTGATTTTGGGTATCCGTCATTGCCGCAAGATATTGTTGAAATTACCGCAGAGCAACACCAGCAGTTTCTCCATGGTATGAATATGCAAAATAAAGAATTGGTTTTATCACAAGGAAATCTTGTTTTGCAAGATCGAGTCGTGGTAATTACTTGGGAACAAATTAGATCGAAAAGAAATAATCTTCTAGCTTTATCTGACTATACTCAAATGGCAGATTGGCCTGGAGATAAAACTGCTTGGGCTACATATCGTCAAACTTTAAGAGATCTTCCTCAGACTTATACAAATGCAGCAGACGTTGTTTGGCCATCTAAGCCAGGAGAATAATAAGTGCCGCTAACGTTCCTATCTGCTAAACCTGTTAAATATTGGAACGGCTCGTCGTGGGTCGGGAGCCAAGATTTTGCCGCCGTTAAAATGTGGAATGGATCTACGTGGCAATATGTAGGAATACGTCCGTATGCAGATGTAGCCTTAGTTACTTTTAGTCCCGTGGGCGGCACAATATCATCTCCGACTTTTGACACTGCCGAAGCGTATGGTTCCCAAGCAGGTTATACTATCACAGCTTCTTCAAGCGTAGTTTGGACTTATACTGGAGGAGATGGATTTAGTGGATACGCCAGTGTTGCAAGTGGAGGAAGTGCTTCATCAATTGAACTTGTAGCAGCTTATACAGGTGGTTTCAATGAACAAACGTTTAACGTATCAGCATCAAATGGTGCAGAAACTAAATATTGGGTGATAACTGTAACATCTTATAGTTTTGAATAAACATAGCGGAAGAATTAAATGGCACTGAAAGCAAATATCATTATCGATCAAGGCACTTCATTTGCTACGTCTATTGATGTGACTGATGAAAATGGTAACATCGTAAATCTTACAGGATTTACAGGTGCCGCTCAGATGCGTAAGCATTATACTTCGACCGCTCAAACCGCATTTACAGTTTCGATTACTGCTGTGACTGGCGTCGTCGCTCTTTCGATGTCGGCAAATACCACAAATGGCCTTACAGCCGGAAGATACGTATATGACTGTGAGTTGACTGATGGCAGCGGAACAGTTTCTCGTCTTGTTGAAGGTATCGTCACAGTTACACCAGGAGTTACAAGATAATGGCAGGTGCATCTCGTTTAGTCGCTACAATTACAAATAACAACGGCAGATTATCATCTGCTGGTCCTATTACTCTGAAAAATCAAATTCAAGAAATACGAAGTATTGAAAACATACTCGACGTCAGCGTCGTTGAAGCCGCCAATGGCGCTACATTAATCTACAATTCTCAAAATGATAAATATGAGGTGAGACAACTGTCATTCGCGGATCTAGCAGTAGATCTCGACGGCGGATCATTTTAACCTAAAAGGAATAGCCAAATGGCAGACAATTTAATTCAAATTAAAAGGTCGTTAACGACAGCTGATGCGCCAACATTAGCTAACGGTGAATTAGCGTTTACAGCAAATGGCGATCACTTATTTATTGGTTCGAATGGTGCTTCGATCACCATTGCCGGTAAATTTAATCCTGGTATACTGACCGCCAACCAAGCACTCGTTGCGAATGGTACCTCTGGTATCGACAAGATTATTGTTGCTAACGCTGTTGTGACAACAGTTACAGCCAATGGTTCGACGGGTACCAACGGACAAGTACTGAGTTCAAATGGAACAGCCGCTTATTGGGAAACTCCTACTTCTGGCGTATCTGGTTCAAATACACAAGTTCAATTTAATAATTCTGGCGCATTAGCCGGAGACGCAGACTTTACGTTTGATAATACCAATAATAAACTGTCTGTTGCCGGCGGCGTTCTTGCTGGCTCTGGCGGTAACTTCGTCGTTGGTTCTAATTCTTTTGTTGCGAATGCCACCGGTGTATTCTCTACAGGCACCGTGAACGCAGCGATTGTGAGTGTTGGTACGGCGTTCGTAGCAAATGCCACACAGATCAATATTGGAACTAACGTTGCTCTTAATGCAAATGGCACAAATGGTACTGCAGGACAAGTTCTTGCATCGAACGGAACAGCTGTATACTGGGTAACACCTCAAGATGGTGATATTACATCAGTCGTAGCCGGTTCTGGTCTTACTGGTGGCGGTACATCTGGCGAGGTAACTCTTGATGTTGGTGCTGGTAACGGTATCAGCGTCTCTGCAGACGCGATTGCTGTAGTTGCAAATAGCGGTCTTGCTTCAAATACCTCAGGCGTACACGTTATTGCAAATAACGGTCTATCTGCAAACGCAACAGGCGTTTTTGTTGTTGCCGGAGCTGGTATTGCTTCGAACGCAACAGGTGTGCATGTCGTATCTGGTAACGGTACGATTGTTTCGAATACCTCGGGCGTTTATGTCAATGCTGCTGCACTTTCAATTGCCACATCGCAACTTTCAGGCGACGTTGCTCTTGGTTCGGGTACATCAGGCGACTATGTTGCTACTATCACAGCTGGTAACGGTATTTCTGGATCCTCATCTGGTGAAGGTGGTGCAGCCACGATTGCTGTTGTAGCAAACAACGGTATTGTATCGAATACTTCAGGCGTCTTTGCCAAAGCTGCTAACGGTATTTCTGTTGATGGCGCTGGTATCAACGTTGTTGGCGGTGATGGTCTTACAGCTAACGCGACTGGAGTTCATGTTGGTGCTGCTAACGGTATTAATGTCACTGCAGATGCAGTTGGCCTTACCACTGGTTCAACACTCACGGTCAACTCTGCTGGACTCCATGTTAATACTGCACTCTCGATTACAGATCTTTCTCTTTCCGGAAATCTGACTGTTCTCGGTACGCTTTCGACAATCGATACTACCAACCTGACAGTCCAAGATTCGCTGATCGAGCTTGCAAACGGAAACGCAACAACCGACATTCTTGATATCGGTCTTTATGGTCAATACGGTGCCACTGGAGCTAAATATACCGGTCTTTTCCGTGATGCTACAGATGGCGTTTATAAGCTCTTTGCTGGTTCTCAAACAGAACCTACAACAACTGTAGACACTGCAGCAGCCGGTTATACTACTGCTACATTACAAGCATTCCTAAACTCTGGTGGTTTGGTTTCGAACGCGACTAACGTTACTCTTACTGCGAACTCGACACTCGCGGTTGGTATCACAGCGAATACATTGAGTCTTTCGACTGCACTGCCTGGAACAAGCGGTGGTACTGGACTCGCGACTGTTACTGCAGAAGACATTTTAGTTGCTAACTCTTCGAACGGTTTTAGAAAATTAGCTGTTGGCTCTACTGGATTCGTGCTTCAGTCTAACGGTACAGCAGTTGTATACGCAACCCTCGACGGCGGGACATTCTAATTTATGGAAGCTGAATTTGTAAATGAGTACATCAATCGATTACTCGCGAGTGTACATGATCTTACAAGTAAGAACATCATGCTAGAAACAAGACTGGTCATGGCCGATAAAACCATGACCAGTCTTCAAGCAAAAATTGTTGATCTTGAAAAGCTTGGAAATAAAAATAAAAAAGCTGAAGATACTTCTGTATAAATAGAATATTAGGGGTTACATAACCGCTTCGTTGCTCTATATAGAGGTTGAGAATGGCAAATAAATTTCAATTTAAGCGCACGACAATTTCTGGTCGTACAGCTAATACTACTGACGTAGCAAATTCCGGCTTTATTGATAACGGTGAATTTGCAGTCAACCTAACTGACCGTAAAGTCTTCTCTTCAGATGCTGCGAATGCCATCTTTGAAGTTGGTTCAAATCTCTCTTCTCTCGCTGTCACTACGATCGTAGCCAACGGATCTTCTGGATCCAACGGCCAAGTTCTTTCATCGAATGGAACAGGAGTTTATTGGGGCTCAGGCGGTACGGCAAATGCTGCTACCATGAATACCTATACGTTTACTGTCACATCGAATACCACGGTGTTTACAGGATTAGACGACACATCAAACACATTCGTATATACTTTAGGGCTTGAAAGCGTCTTCATTAATGGTTCGCGTCAGATTGCGGCCGTTGACTATAACACGACAAATACCACGGTCTTAACGCTTACATCGAATGCGATTGCTGGTGATATTGTTCAAGTTACAACTTTAAATGGTGCTTCACTTACTCTCGGATCTCAAGGCGCTCAAGGTGCTCAAGGTGCAACCGGTGCACAAGGTGCTCAAGGCACAACGGGTGCTCAAGGCGCTCAAGGTGTTGCTGGCGCTCAAGGTGTTCAAGGCGCAACTGGCGCAACTGGTGCTCAAGGCACAACGGGTGATCAAGGTGCTCAAGGTGTTGCTGGCGCTCAAGGTGTTCAAGGCGCAACTGGCGCAACTGGTGCTCAAGGTGTTGCCGGCGCTCAAGGTGTTCAAGGCGCAACTGGCGCAACTGGTGCTCAAGGTGTTGCTGGACCTCAAGGTGTTACTGGTGCTCAAGGCGCTCAAGGTGCTCAAGGTGCCACCGGTGGAGGTGTAACCTCAGTCGCCACGGCTAATGGACTTTCTGGTGGAACGATTACAACTAGTGGTACAATTGGAGTAACTGCTGGGCCAACACTTACGGTCAATACGACTGGTATTCATGTGAATTCCACATTATCAATCGCCGATCTTACACTCTCGGGTAACCTGACAGTTTCCGGTACAAGAACTTACGTGAACACCACAACACTCGACGTTGGTGATAATATTGTTACGCTGAATGCAGATCTTGGAGCTAATCCTCCTACTGAGAATGCTGGCTTCGAGATCATGCGCGGGACGTCTGCCAACGTTCAGTTCGTCTGGGATGAAACAAATGATCGCTGGTCTACAAACAGTCAACCACTTGCTGTTTCGTCTCTTGTAGCCGCAGGTGCTGCATCTGGAATTACCACCCTTGCTGCCGGTAATACTACGATCACTGGTTTTGCCAACGTAACCTCGACGCTACAAGTAGCTGGTATTACTACTCTTAATGCCAACGTTGCAATGGCAAATAATGTGTTAAGTAATCCTAAGCTTGCTTCATACAAAGAAGCAGTTGTTGCCAATACTATAACAACAACTACTCACACTGTAGATTTATCACTATCCAACGTATTCGATTTGACATTGGCCAACGCGTCTATTACAATTACATTTTCAAATCCTCCTGCATCGGGCAATGCATACAGTTTCACACTTCATTGTAAACAAGACGCCACGGGATCGAGAATAATCACGTGGCCGGCTTCTGTTAAATATCCGAATGCTTCGACACCGACGATGTCAACTGGTGCAAATAAAATCGATGTCTTCAGTTTCTTTACCCTCGACGGAGGTACAACATATCTCGGTGCCTTATCTCTTGCAAATACAGGTTAATAAGAAGGTTATACGATGCCATTAAATGTATTTAGAGCTTCAGGTAAGGCTGCTCCAGCCACACAAGTATTCAATGCCCCCGCAACATTCGTCGTTCCTGCAGGCGTATATTCTATAGATATATCTGGTCGTGGCGGCAATGGAAACGCTGGTAATGCAGGCAATCCTGGTACTGCTGGCAATGCTGGTAATCCTGGAAATAATGGGGCCGCAGGAACTGGTGGTGCTGGTGGTACAGCTGGGACATCTGGCAATCCTGGCGCATCAGGAAATGCTGGCACAAACGGGGCCGGCGGAGCTGGCGGTGCTGGTGGTACAGCTGGAACATCTGGAAATCCCGGCGCATCAGGAAATGCTGGCACAAACGGTGCTGGCGGCCCAGGAGGAGCCGGAGGTGCTGCAGGGAATGCTGGGAATCCAGGTGCCACTGGCAATGCAGGTACGAATGGTGCTGGCGGAGCTGGCGGTGCTGGTGGTACTGCTGGAAATGCTGGAGCGACAGGAAACTCCGGCAATCCCGGTACTAATGGTGCCGGTGGTGCAGGCGGTGCTGCTGGTAATGCTGGGAATCCAGGTGCCACTGGCAATGCTGGTAACCCAGGAACAAATGGCGCCGGCGGTGCTGGCGGTGCTGCTGGTAATGCTGGGAATCCAGGTGCCACAGGAAACTCTGGTAATCCTGGTACCAATGGTGCCGGCGGTGCTGGCGGTGCAAGAGGAAATGCTGGGAATCCAGGTGCCACAGGAAACTCTGGAAATCCAGGAAATAATGGTGCCGGCGGTGCTGGTGGCACTGGCGGTAGCGCAGGTACGGGAGGAGGCGGCGGACAAGGTTCAGCCCGACCTTGCGGTGGCGGAGCCGGTAGCGGTGGTAGTCCGGGCGGTGGCTGCGGTTGTTTTGGCACCCCATTTGCGCCTTGTTCTGCCCCCGGCGGCGCCGGAGGCTCTCCTGGCGGAGGAAATGGTGGCTTTGGTGGAAGCGCAAATCTTGGGGGGTGCGTTTGCGGCGGCGGCGGTGGCGGCGGCGGAGGCGGCGGTAGCGGAGTGACTGGTAATTCAGGGAGTGCAGGTGGTGCGGGTGCCAATGGAAGTGCTGGAAATACTGGAGCCGCAGGATCAGGGGCAACTGCTGGAGCAGCAGGAAGTCCCGGTGGAGCTGGGGCCAATGGAAATGCTGGAAATACTGGAGCAGCAGGAACTGGAGCAAACGCTGGAGCAGCAGGAAGTCCTGGTGGAGCTGGTGCCAATGGTAATGCCGGCACAACAGGGGCGGCTGGAACTGGAGCAAACGCCGGAGCAGCAGGAAGTCCTGGCGGTGCCGGTGCTAATGGTAATGCCGGCACAACAGGGGCCGCAGGTACAGGGGCAACTGCTGGAGCAGCAGGAAATCCAGGTAATGCAGGCGCAGCAGGAAATACTGGAGCAAATGGTAATGCAGGAACAGGGGCAACCGCTGGATCTACTGGCAATCCAGGTAATGCCGGCGCAGCAGGAAATCCAGGTGCAAATGGTAATGCCGGCACTGGAGCTAATCCAGGGGCAGCAGGGAGCCCTGGAAATGCCGGAGCAGCAGGAAATACTGGAGCAAATGGTAATGCTGGCACTGGAGCTAATCCAGGAGCAGCAGGAAATCCAGGCGGTGCCGGAGCTGCTGGTAATGCTGGGACTGGCGCAGCAAACGGAAATCCGGGATCAAGTGGAAACCCAGGCAACGTTTCAACGTTTGGTTCCTTAGCTAATTTTCCAGGTGGAACCGGTGGTACTGGTGGGGCTGGAGGAAATGCTACAAACGGAGCAGCTGGCTCGGCCGGAACTTCTGGAAATCCAGGTGGATCAGGCAATCCCGGAAATAATGGGGCTGCAGGAACTGGCGGTGCTGGTGGTACAGCTGGGACATCTGGTGGTATTGGAGGAACAGGCAATCCCGGTAACAATGGAGCTGCTGGTACAGGCGGCGCCGGAGGATCGGCCGGTACTTCCGGAGGTATTGGAGGAACAGGCAATCCCGGTAATAATGGAGCTGCAGGAACTGGTGGTGCTGGTGGTACAGCTGGGACATCTGGTGGTATTGGAGGAACAGGCAATCCTGGCACCAATGGGGCTGGTGGTGCAGGAGGAGCTGGTGGTAATGCTGGTAATCCAGGAGCCACTGGTAATGCCGGCAATCCAGGAAATAACGGTGCTGGTGGTGCAGGCGGTGCTGCTGGTAATGCTGGTAATCCAGGAGCCACTGGCAATGCTGGTAATCCAGGAAATAACGGTGCTGGTGGTGCAGGCGGTGCAAGAGGAAATGCTGGGAATCCAGGAGCCACTGGCAATGCTGGTAACCCAGGAACAAATGGCGCCGGTGGTGCAGGAGGAGCTGGTGGTACGGCGGGTAACTCCGGATCTCCTGGCAACGCTGGTGTAGGCGGAGGCGGCGGAGGCGGCGGAGGCGGAGGCGGAGCATCGGGTTGGACTTTAAAGCAAGGTGGTAGCGGCGCCGGCAATGCTGGTACCGCGGGTAATTCAGGCAACATAAGTGGTGCTACTAACGGCAACGGCGGCGCAGGCGGCAATGGAGGACTTCTTTCGGGCGCTGCCGGTGGTTCAGGTAATGCAGGAACACCAGGCAGCGCAGGAAATACAGGAGCCGCAGGAACTGGAGCAAACGCTGGAGCAGCAGGAAGTCCTGGTAATGCAGGCGCCAATGGAAGTGCTGGAAATACTGGGGCCGCAGGAACTGGAGCAAACGCTGGAGCAGCAGGAAGTCCTGGTAATGCCGGCGCTGCAGGAAGCGCTGGTACAACAGGAGCGGCAGGAACTGGAGCAAATCCAGGAGCAGCAGGAAGTCCAGGCGGTGCAGGAGCCAACGGAAATGCTGGTACAACAGGAGCGGCAGGAACTGGAGCAAATCCAGGAGCAGCAGGAAGTCCTGGTAATGCCGGCGCTGCAGGAAATGCCGGAGCGACTGGCAATGCAGGAACTGGAGCTACAAATGGTGCAGCTGGAAATCCAGGAGGTGCAGGAGCAGCAGGAAATGCTGGAGCGACTGGCAATGCAGGAACTGGAGCTACAAATGGTGCGGCTGGAAACCCAGGCGGTGCCGGAGCTGCTGGTAATGCTGGCACAACAGGAGCAGCTGGAACTGGAGCTACAAATGGTGCGGCTGGAAATCCAGGAGGCGCAGGAGCAGCAGGAAATACTGGCACAGCAGGTAGTGCTGGAACTGGAGCGACCGCCGGAACAGCCGGCACATCAAATCCTGGAGCATCAGGAAACGCTGGTAATATTGGTACTACGACAAATTCAGTATCAGTAAAAGTATACCCATATCAAATAGTTTCTATAAATATTGGAACAGGCAGCGCTAATGGTACGATGAGTGTAACATTTTAGCACAAATAACAAAAAGGAAACAATACATGCTAGTAGGAATTAAAGACGTTTATCTTTATACTGGTTTGACTACGACAGGTGGCAACGACTCTGCTGCAGCCTATCAGTGGCTACAGGATAATAACATTGAGTTTACTCATTTATCATACAACGATAGTAGTCAATACGAATCTGTATTCAATGCTCTAAATACATGGGATATTGGAGAATTTACTGATTTTCCATTTGTCATCTACGATGAAAAACATGACGATTTTACCGCAGTCAAACAAGCATTGATTGGCTTAGATGCCATCACAGAGAGCAACTTAGTCGAACTAGCAGCCCTGTAATTTACATATATATAATAGAGTCATTCATTTGGAACATGTTAACATACAAAGAATGGCATTGGTAATGCGTTGCTATGACAAACTTCCACCACATCTCAGAATATGGATCTCAAGCTTACATTTTAGTTTGCATGATGATCATATTCTGAGAGGTGCGAGCGACGTCGAGCAATGTAAAAAATTTATTGAATCTGGTGGAATACACTATGAAAAACCTGGAAATGGACAAAATTGATGTTTTCGTTTTTTGAAAAGAATGAGCCTAAACTAGAATTTCTTTGCTATGATGATGATTTAGGAAATATACCAGAACCTTATCCTGCCCGCAAACTGATACCAGAATGGTATAAAGCTTTGCCAATGAAGAAGGATGTAGGCTTTGATCAATCTACTCTCAAAAGATGCCCACCTTTTCTTGATGCGATGATCACGGGTTGGATTATTCCACTCGTTGCTGATGTTGAAATCACTTCGAATGAAGATTGTTCGTTCATTGAATACAACAGCAAATATCCGAGAGCAATGATCGAGAATCATTTACAGTGGCAAGTAACATCTGACAAATGCCCCGCTCCACATTTACCAAAACCTCCAATTAAATTCATGAACTGGTGGGCAATCAACTGCCCGAAAGGATACTCACTGTTGTTTGTTCCACCATTAAATAGACCTGATCCAAGATTTACTTGTTTTTCGGGTATGGTAGACTGCGATGGTTATTTTGAGTTTATTAACTTTCCATTTGTTTGGAACGAACCCAATTTTAAAGGTATTCTACCTGCTGGTACACCGTTAATGCAGGTTATTCCAATTAAAAGAGATACTTTGTTTTCGAAAAATGTATGTAGAGCATTCAATGAAACTGAACTGAAAGCACTCAAAGGTACACGTAGAAAGCTTCAAAGTCATGAATCCCATTATCGAGATAATATTTGGGAGCGTAAATAATGGCAGTATATCAAATAGCTCCTTCTCCATCGTTAGGTATACCAGAAATTTCTTTTGCATCATGGCGTGATGGTTTTACTGAAGAAGAGATCGATAAAATAGTTAGTATTGGTGATAGTCTCACGATCAAATCTGCTAGTGTTGGACCTGATAGTAAAGTTGAAGAAGCAGTTAGATCATCTAAAATAGGTTGGATAAATCTTACGCCCGAGACTAATTTTATATATGATAGAATTGCTTTCATAGCAAGACAACTGAACGGTGAATTCTTCAATCTAGATATATGGGGATTTGTAGAGGACTTTCAGTATACTATATACGATGGAAAAGACGATCATTATACGTGGCATCTTGACAGAGGTGGAAATGCAACGAATGCGCCTCGCAAATTATCTCTTGTAATACAATTATCTGATCCTTCTGAATACGAGGGGGGAGATCTTGAGATATTTGATGCACCCGTGCCGACTCAAGTCACAAAACAAAAAGGTTTAGTAGTTGCATTCCCGTCCTTTATTTTACACAGAGTAACTCCTGTGACAAAAGGCATTCGTAAAACTCTAGTAGTATGGTTAGCTGGTCCTCAATTTAAGTGAGATAATATGACAAGAGAATGTGGAAGTTGCACGAAGTGCTGCGGTTGGTTAACTGGAGAAGCTCTTGGCCATCAATTTTGGCCAGGAAGGAAATGTCATTTTGTAACTACAAAAGGATGTTCGATACATGAACAACGACCTGAGAATCCGTGCAAATCGTTTAGCTGTGTATGGTTAGGAAATGAAAAGTTTCCACTCGGTCTTGATACTATTCCGATGTGGATGAAACCAGACGAATCAAACGTAATTATGGTTTGGAGACAACACGAAAATCCTGATCTTAGCTTTTTACAACTGCTTGAAGCAGGCGCTCCGCTAACAGCCGAAATACTTAGTTGGGCTATTCAGTATGGTTTGAACAACGGTTTAAATATATTTTATCAAGTCAACAGTGGTTGGAATAAGATTGGAAACCGACTGTTTTTAGATACAGTGATAGAGGCTGATCTTTCCCAATATACATAACATAAGGATTTTATTATGACAGACATACTTGATCAGTGGCAGTATTTTAGCTCACCTATCTATAGTATTATGAAGCCAGAACTTCTTGATTTCTCAAGAGCAGCATCAAATGCGGCGTTAAGGGCCGCGCGCAAAATAACAAAAATAAACGATGTATATCCAGTCGTGCAAGCAGATGTGTCTAACGAAGAAGATCTTCTTCCACTGATACAGTACACATTAAACACAGCATGGAATCTTTTGAGCGATCAAGGATACAACATGAATGGACTTTCGACTTATCTTACCGAATGTTGGAGTCAAGAACACCATAAGTATTCATCAATGGAGTATCATAATCACAGCGACTGTCAGTTAGTTGCTTTTTATTTTTTAGAGTGCCCGAAAGATCCTCCGCGAATGGTGATTCATGATCCGCGACCAATGAAACTTATGTTACCACTATACGAACATAATTCTTCTAACATTACCACAGCAACATCGTCTATTAATTTTACGCCAGTTCCTGGTCAACTAATGTTTGCAAATTCCTGGCTACCGCATAGCTTTACTCGTAACACATCAACCAAACCTTTCAAATTTATTCACATGAACATTGGTACACGTCCGTACATTGAACCTATAGTATATGATGCAACAGCAGAAATAATCTAATATGTCTGAGTTTATGATAAGATTCAATCAATCAAGAGGACAACCTAATCGCGGGACAGAAGATCATGTCTGGCGCGTTTTCGAAGATGGTAAAGAATATCTATGTAAAAATGTTATCATTAATGTTCCAAGCCGTGGGGCAAAGACAGGTCAAGATTGGAATATCTGTTGCGAAGGTACTATGAGCATATGTAAAGACACCTCTACAATTACTATTAACTAAATTATTATCGGTGAAATTATGAACTTAGAATTTTCAGAAATAAAACTTTATAACCCAGGAGTTCTTAAAACAAGAATTCCAGTTTCTATTTTTGCTGAGTTGACTTGTGACTTGCAAAAGCAAGTTGATAATAATCCGGAAAAATACAATACTAATTTAGCTGGGCAATTAGAAACAGAATTTCAGTATGTTATTAACGGGCAGTTTAGAGAATGCATAGAGCAAACGTTTCTTGAATATAGAAGAAAATTTAATTTTTATGAAAATCATAATTATGTCATTGATAATGATGCTTGGGTAAATTTTCAGAAGAAACACGAATATAATCCAATACATTTTCACCACAAAGCTATTTCATGGGTGATATGGATTGCAATTCCTTATGATTTAGAAGAGGAATTAAATATGCCAAATGTAAGAGAATCAAACTATAAAGTTGCATCAAAGTTTGAATTCATTTATAACTCATTAGACGGTGGAATTAGTACGACTCAATTAGATATTGATAAGACATGGGAAGGTTCTCTTATTATGTTTCCAAATTATCTTAAGCATCAGGTATATCCGTTTCAAACTTCAGACGAACATCGTATTTCTATTTCTGGTAATATAGACATTAGAAATTAATTGGGCGAAGTGGAGTTAAGACTACAATTGTCCCAGAAATTGATGAGTATGCTCTTGCGAGAGCCGCTTTTGATTTCATTGACCCAATGGTAGTATCGACTGCCTTCGAAGTATAAGACCGCACCTTCGGTAGGTTGAAAAGACTCGTGTGTATATTTTAACAATTCTTCTTTTAAAACTTCCGGAGGGCTCAGTTCTTTTTCATAGTCTAACCAACTTCTTTCAGAAATACAAAATTCTCCGCCTTCAAGATCGATTGCTTCTAAGTAACACGATATGGTAATTGGAGACATTAATTCTTCTGGTTTCAACTTTTCTCCAGCCTCAATTCTGTGCCGAAGCTTTTCATTAAAATCTACATGAGGCCACAAATCTCCAGAAGATTTATACGCCTGATACCAATATTCAATATGAGTTTTGTTACAATTAAACTGTTCTCTGTCGAGAAATTCAAGCACAGCTTCATCTGTTTTATTTGTAGGCGCATTACGATCAAAGTAATGCATGTTCGTATGCCTATTTAAACCTTCAAGAAAAGTTAAGCGAATATCTTCATCGAGAGTAGATCTACGAATAATCCTCGAGTTTCCATGGTACATTTTCAAATCTTTCAAAAACATATTTAGCAGCCTCTTTATTCTTTAAAGATTTACCAAAAGCCTTGACGAAACTGTTTGGCATTTTCTTATAGGAAGAAGCTCCTGCTTTATTATCACATTCTGCTGGATGTCGAGAAATTTCTAACTCGTCACATATCTGATTGATATTGGTTTGAGTAAAAAAATCCTCATAAAAGAAGTAGAGCGGATTTGCGAACACACTGTCCAAAGCTTCGATAGTTTCTTTATATTTACATGATATGAAATTGCTCATGACAAATCGTGAAGCTAACGACCGATTTGGAATTTTACCTCCTCCAATCATATTCCAAGAAGACCAACTCCTCTGAATAGGATCTCTCATAATATAAACTGGTACTACTTCGATATCGTATTTTAGTAAACCGTTTTTAATAAGTCGAAAGATGTTCTCACTCGAGCCTTCATAATGTGTGAAGTCACCAGTCACTTGATTTATATTTGAAACCGCTTGAAAGAAAGACTCTATGTCTTTTCTATATTCGCTTACATCTTCTAAGACAGGAACTAAATCGTCTCTCTGAATAATATTCAGTTCTTTTCCCATATCATAGAAATCTGGGTGTTCTTTAAAATACTCATATAACCAAGTAGTGCCAGATTTCTCGGCTCCTACATTCAATAAAAACTTCATAGATTTAATTGTATTAATATATTTCTAAAATTTGGCCCGTGCGTTGGAGAATCTACGTCTTCTAAAAGTTCATAGTTTGCTGCGTTTGCTCGCATACGCAAAGTTCTATGAAAGATTGAATTTGCAGGAATATTTCTATACAAATGTTTAGTTATACCAATTTCAATATTAAAATTATTTTTGGCTGTTACATTTTCTTGATTAAAAACGTAATTTCTAGAACCGTTTTCATCCGGAGCAGTGAGTGAATGTCTGCCATCTAATGTTCCATTTTCAAGGATAAACCCGCTTACAAATCCCATATCTTTTCCAGCTACAGTATCAAAAGCTCTTATCATAATATAAGTATCATTTGCGCCATGAGGATTTAATCCTGGCCACTCATTATTAATTCCGCTTTCAATTAATGTGCGCATGTTGGTTTTTCGTTCGGCGTCAGTTAATGTAGAATTTTCCGGCCAATTCGCATCAATAGCATCCTTTGATCTTTCATACAAGTCATCAAAATCTATTTCTGACAAATCATTTATAACAGTATAAACAATATTCATATCTTAACTCTCTTTGTAGCTATTATGTCTGCGATGGTATTTATCCAACCTTCTTTGCTTGTATCAAATGGTTGTTCGTGGTGTTGTTTATGCATATGTTCTCCACCACTGATAATTCCGTACCAAAATCCCA